GGTCAGTAGCGCACAGAGCCTTGCCGTCACCGCCGATGGCCGCATTGTAGGTCGTGGCGGTGTTCAGCACGTTCGCGCCGTAGATTTCCTTGGTCTGCTGGAAGGACTCGATCAGACCGAGGTTCGACGGATGGAACTGTGTCTTGTACAGGTTGTCATCAATCGCCTTGCGAGTGATGGCGTAGCCGAGAGCGATCTCGGTGTGCTCCTGATTGTAGACGTAGCGTTCGCCAGCCGAGTTGTCGAAGGAAGTCTGGCCGCCTTCGGTCTTGAGCTGGGCGAGGCCGAGGTAACGCATTTCAGCGGTACGCTCCAGCGCCATCTTGGAGTCGTGCTTCGTGAAGATCTTGTCGTACTGCGACGGGATCTGCTCGTACTTGCCTTCAATTCCACGGAGACCGGGAAGGAGAAGGTCTTTAATCGCTGAGAGATTGACAGCCATTGGTCCTTACTCCTGTTAGAAGCCCGTGAGGGTCTTGGTGCTGACATTGTTGAAGCCAACAATGACCTGATTGTACGCACCAGACTCCGTACCGGCAGCGCCGGGAGGGGCAGTCAAGAGAGCGACAACTCGGAAGGGAAGAGTGGCGGTCGTATCGGCGCTGTTGTACACAACGTAAGCGCCAGACAAGCCGCTGGCGGTGTTACCCGTGCCATAGGCAAACTGGACGTTAGCGTTGATCGCAGCGGCGGTGAGGCCGGTGGAGGACGAGCCGCCAACCTGAACCTTGAACCGGGCGTTCGGATCATTGACGATGTAGCCCTCGACCGTCTGGGTCGAGGCAACGTCAGAACCGGGCCAATAGTTCGACCACACGGTGCGCTTCTGAGCGACCGAGAGGTATTTGCAGCCGATGAAGACACCAGCGATCTGATCAGTGCCGGGCGTACCAGCCTCGACGCCGCCAGCAGCGGTGGGAAATACGGGGTCGCCGTAGTAAATTGCAGAAGCGTTATAGGCAACAGTTACCGCGACCTGCTCATAGGTCGGGGCGGAACCATTGCCACTGTACTGGCTGAAACCGAAAGGCGCGTTTGTGTTCGCCATGACGGGCTCCTTTTTCAGGGGAGTTTCCGCTCATCGCGCAACGGGGCGACTAGGAAACGGGCAAGTGATCTTCCCACAACGGGGGGAAGAAAAACCTATTAAGGTTTCGAAACCATTTTAGGCACAATGTTTGTAAAATGTAAAGGGGGGCCTAAAAACCCCCCTAAACACCATTTTGGGTCAATCCTTGGGGATCGGGATCGCCTCATAACTCTTGGAAATCTTGGGCTTTACCTGCGCATGGTCACGGGTCAGCGTCCCCTCGGGAGCCGCCGCAAGCTGGGCCTCCTTCTGGCGAATCTGATTGCGCGCCCGCTGCCGCTCAATCTGCTGGGCTTCCTGCGTGATCTCAAGCGGCCGCTCCATTAGGACCATGCCCTTGCGCTCAATGATCAGATATTTGTTGCCTTCAGGCATCATGTTCGGATGGCGAGAGGCAGGAACAGGTTCCCAACCCATGCGCGCAATTTGGACCTGATAGGCGGGGTCTTCCATGCCCATGTTCGTCTTACGTTTCCATTCGTAGGACCATCCATCGGGGATGTATTCACGAGGAACGTAAAAGTCGTCCGTTCCCTCGTCCATGTTCCCGATATGGCCCCGCAGTTCAGCCGCACGGCGAGCGGCGCGTTCGCGGGGACTTTCCTCTCGGGCAACCGGTGCTGTGGTCTCTTCACGGGCAATTTTGCCAGCCAAGAGACTACGGGGGCGACCAACGGGATTGGTTTCATTCGTTTCCATTGCTTAACTCCTAGTTGAGCTTGCCTTCTTTCTGAAGGGAAAGCTTGTTTTGCGCGTATTCCTGATTGGTCATGCCCATCATCTGGGCCATTTCACGCTCTGCGGCGCTCAATGTCACCCGATTGGGGGTGCTACCCGTTCCGTTGCCACCGCGAGACACGGGGGCTGCGGGCGGCGCTGACCGCTTCTGCGTCACTGTGGCGGATGCCGCCATAGGATCGTCATAGGTGGGCTCAGGACGACGAATGCGCAGGGTTTCCTCAACCGTAGCGAAGTAATCGTCCGTGTCGGGCTGCAAACCGTCAGCCAAAGCCAGATTATGAGCCGCAATCATCTTCTGAAAGAGGCGCGGATCAGTGGCAAACTGCGGATTATTGCGCACCCAACTTGCAGAACGGGGCGAAAGCTGGCTGGCAAGGGCCTCAACAGGGTCAGAAGGTTGCTGATATTGTGGCGCAACCTGTCTTCCCTGCCTTTCAATGGCGTCTTTGCCGTTTTCAAGCTGCAAAAGACGGGCGGCGTTGTCCGACATGCGCTGCTGAATCTCCGCAGCCCTGTCGTAGTCGCCAGTTGCCATCGCTTCGCGGTATCCAGCCTTCAGATACCCCGTTTCCTGCTGGGTTGAGCTAATGGCGTTGTTAATGAGGCTCAGATTGGTGTCTGTAACCTCATTTTTGGCCACATATTCGCGCTCTGCGGCCATGCGAGCGCGCTTTTCAGCCTCCGCACGGGCCAGTTTCTCTTGTTCAAGCTGGAATTTCAGCTCTCGCACTTCCCGTGGAAGTTCTGGCTTGGGTTTTGCCGGAACATCTTCAGCTTTTACGATCTCAATTTCAGGCTCTTTGGCCTTTACAGGCTCATCAAGCTGAATTTCAATCTGGTCTTCATTGGTTTCTGCCATTTGTTATCTCCTAGTAAATGGTGTCGGGTTTCAGAGGACGGCCACGGATGACGCGATCATCCAAAAGGCGGCACATCACGCCGTTAACAGTCAGCCCCCAGCCGTCTGAGGGGCGAAACAGCACCCAGTCATTGACATCAACCATATCGGTGGACTCAACGAGCGAAGTGCCGCCCTTCTTAAGGACAAGGCCAATCTTGCCCTGCCACTTGTCCTCGTCGCGGTAATTGTCGGTAAGGAAAATTCCTGACGAAGTTTTCTGTGGACGGATGTAAATTGCGACCAAAACTTCATTTCCGAACAACTGAAAGTCGGACAGGTCGCCCACCGCCTTCCAGATTTCATTCTTCGGATCTTCATTGTGCTGCATAACCATAGACATCTTAGATACCCCTCTTATCGTTGTTCGTTGGCATGAAACCGCGCGTCCTCGCAAAACTCTAAAGCTTTGCGAAGGCCAGCGATCTCGCCAACAAGTCTCATGTAGTGTGCGTAATCCGTTACGCCCATGCCGTGACCGGCGTTTTCTAATAATCGCTCAACTTCCGCGATTATTACTTTCCGTAGTTCATGCTCAAACATGTCACTATACGTTAACATTCAACCACCCCTCTGGTTGCCCTCTCCTTGGATTAAAGACCGGCTGGCCGGAGAGGGGCCAGCCAACCGGTCTATCTGGCGCTGGAGGGAGGGCCAGCGCCCGATCTCGTTAGCCCTTTTTCTGGGGCTCGCCGTATTCCTCGATCTTCTCCAGACGACCCTTCCCGCCGCCTGCACCGTAGCGCATCTTGGGATAGGTACGACCGCCGTCTTTACGCCCCTGAAGGAGCTGGGCGAGGCCCGGAGGCAGACCAGCAGGCATTCCACCGGGAGGTGCGCCGGGAGGCGGGCCGGGGGGCATACCACCGCCCGGAGGCGGCCCACCCGGAGGCGGAGCCATTGGGGGAGGAGCACCAGCGCCCGGAGGCGGACCCATCGGAGCGCCACCCATCGGAGGCTGACCGCCGCCAATGTTGATGTGGATCGCCGTTTTGCCTTTGGCGCGACCGCCAGACTTGCGGGCCTTGCGGCCGCCGGTCGGACGGGTGCCCTCGATCTCGCCATCGGAGACGGATTCTTTGCCGCCTTCCTTCTTGCCAGCGCGGTTGTACATGGCCGACGCACCAGACATGAAAGCCGGATCGGACATGACGCCGCCGCCAAGCTTGCCCGCACGGCCACCCTTCTTCAGACCAGCCATCGAGTGCTGCTTATCATGCTTGGTGTCCATCTTGGACGCCTCCCACGCCTTCATGGACATGCCGTGCTTCTTGGCCAGTTTCTTGTCCTGCGCCTCGTCCTTAGCGGAGCCTTCCCACTTGGCAGCGCCGCCCTTCTTGAGGCCAACCATGCCTTTGGGGCCAGATCCGCCAAAGGTCAGCACGTCCTTGGGAACCATGCCCAGACGCTTGTCAGGCGCACCATCCGTCAGAAGACCGCCGTCCATCTTATTGGTCCGGCCGCCCTTCTTCATGCCCCCGACATGCTTGATGCCCTCGCGCTCTTCATTGGCTTCCTTGGCGCTGCGGTTGATCATGCTGTCAGGCGTGACCGGCTTGTTGCCCGTGCGCGGCTTGCGACCAGCATTGGTCTCCATAGCCTCGCCCTCAACCTTGCCGCCACGCTTGAAGGCGCGGGGGCTGATCGGGCGCATACCCGTCTTAACGTCAGCGTTAAGGGGCTCAGGTGGCGTCCAGCTACTGGCGTCAACTTTGGTCTTGGGATCGGTCGTCAAACGTTTGACTTTTGCTTTACCAGCCGCCCTTGCGGCCTTGCTTGCTACAGACATGGGAGTACTCCTTAGCGGCGTCCCGCTTGCTGCTTTGCGATTTGCACGGCTCTCTGAGCAGCTTCAGGGCCGAATGGGATGGTGCCGCCGCGTTCAAAATGCGTGTCTTTTTCCTGCATGATTTTAGAAATTTGATCCGCATATTGTTTGTTAAGCGGTATGGCATTTTGAATTTCAATCGACGGACTTTTGGGATGCTGTCCTTTGAACGACAGCAAATCTGAAGGAGACAGCGCAGTTCCTTTGCCGTAATCCAAAATTACTGGAACGCGATCATATCCAGCCGCTGCCATCGCAGCCATGCGGTGACGACCTTCATGATTGGTTATTTTCCCATCTTGAACTTTAAGAAAGGGCGACTGGCTTTCGCCGGACAATTTGCTCAAGTCCAAAGCGCCAGCTTCTTTTGCAATGTCCTTGGCCGCTTTGGCGCTGGGAGTTGTTGCTGCAAGAAAATCGTTTGGGTTCACAAAAGCCACCAACGCTTTTGATCTGCCATCATCGTAATGCGAGTAATTTATTTCTTTGTTGATGCGGTTTTGATCCCAACCAATGCCGCCCACGCTCATCTGCGGTTCGGTATTATGAAATTGAACGATTTGTTCTTTGGTTGGGATGCTTTGAGTTGCCCAAGGTTCTTTTGATTGCAGTTCGGACGGTTCCATATTGCGACGAGCCTGAACATTGCGCGCTTCAGTTTCACCCGCAGAACGGCGATACGCTTCTTGCACAGCGTAATCTTGGGCAGCGCGATCAAGCATGGGCGCATTATTTTTTATCGAGTCTTTTGTTTGCTTCAAATATTCCGAATAAGTATATTCGGGCGATCCAATCCCCGTTTTTTCAAATTCTTCTACCGTCATAGGAGTTTTGATTGCTTTCAGTCGTTCCTGATAAATATCCCAAGCGGGAGTGTTTGGTTTAAGGAAAATGTTATCTGCCCCGCGAGCAAATCCTTCAATTTGCTGAACAGCATGTTGGGCCTCGTGCAAAGCTGTTGAACGCTGACTGGCCACTGATGGCCCTTCAACGGTAATGTCTTTGGTCCAAGGGCTATATGAACCTCTTGGTTTTGCAGAAGCGCCAAAAGTTGCCTGCATCTCGTTTAATTGAGGATACGCAGCATAAAGTTCAGGATGCTCCAAAGCGGCAGGCAAAGTTCCTTCGTGAATTCCTTTTTCTTTTATATTGTTGAAAACATCATCTGTTATTTTGGATTTGACATCAGGAATTTCAAACCGCCATTTTCCATCCGCTCCTTGAAACCAGCCGGTTTCTTTAATAATAGCCGATGGCTCGGCGTTAGCCGCCGCCATCTTTTTTGCGGTATTAAGAGCGGCAAGATCGGCAGTCTCTGCCATTGGACCAGCAAAAATTCGTGTAGTTGAAGACATATTTTTAGTGGCAGATGGAGTTAAAGCCGCTGTCCCAAGCCCCCCAGTCATAATCATTCCAGAGGCGTCATTGGCCCATTTGATCGCCTCGTCGCGGTCGTATGGGCGTTCGCCGTACAGCACTTGCCCCGGATACATCACCGTATCGGCCACATGATGCGCTATTGCTTCAGGCGCAGCAGCCATAGCCGCACCAAGCTTTTCTGGGTACTGCTGCATAAATTCGCCAGCGCGCGGCCCCACATCTTCCGAAATAGCCTCTTCCGGCGGCGTCCACGCCTTCGCCAAAGACGACGGCGTTACAGCCCGACGCTCCTGCATCAACACGCTATCAGGCGCATCATCGACAAAGCCCTGCCCCGCATACCCGCCTCGGGCATAACGATGCGCCGTCATAATGGCCGCGCGAATGGCTTTGTCAAGGTCGTGCATCAATCGCTCCCGTCTTTCAATTTTACGCGAACCAAAAACGCGGGGCAATCATTAGGAAACCCCCGTGTTACATTATACCGTTCCCAAGAAGCCCCATGCCTATTAGGATGAGCTTCGCCACGGTAGGTTTGACCAGCGGCATCCTGATAAAATTGAATGTACATGGTGATGGGAGCAATGCTCATCACTTCCGCTCCATCATCAGGAGGCTCTGACCCGGCATAACCTCGCCGCCGTCGGCGTAAGCACCTTGGCCCCCAACAGATGATTGTGACTGGCCTTGGGCCTGTTGCAGCCAATTATAAAGTTGCGGTGGGAAACCCTGCGGCGGGCCTGATGGGCGAGGGGTAGCCTGTTCCTTAAGGCGCTGTTGTGCACTGAGCCGCTGAATTTCCTCATAACCGGGTAAAACAACCGCGCCCTGCGGAGTATTGTTTAGGAATTGTTGCTGCGCCTCCATTGCTTTCTGCATCGCTTGCGCTTGTGGCGGCGGCATACTTGAAGGCCCACCCGGTGATCCTCCCGCTGATCCAACCTGACCAAAGCTTCCCGCGCCTTGCCCTGATCCTTGTCCTTGCGACTGAGACTGGGGCTGTTGAGGCATGGGCGAAGGTTGCGCTTGATTGACCTGATTGTAACGAGCCATCACATCAGACGGGACGGCTGTTGCAGATGTTCCGGTGGCTCCAGTCGGACCTGAAACAGCCTGCTGCGAACCCTGACCCGGCTGGCCGGTGCGGGCTGCATTGAAGTCCGCCAATTGCTGAGCTTCCATTTGCCGTGTTCGCTGATCATTTTCCTGAACTTGCTGGGCACTGAGTGGCTTCCCATCAGGCGTCAAGAACTGCGGCGGGGTGCCCATACCTTGCTGCGAACCGCCCATCTGACCCATGCCCTGTTGCGGGCCTTTGCCACCAGCGGTCTGCATACCCTGTTGCGGCTGACGCCCATAATACCCTTGCTGCGGCTGCTGATAATACGACTGCTGCGGCTGCGCATAGTAATTCTGCTGCGGAGCCGAAGGCCCTTTACCAGACGCTGGCTGCTGTACGTTAGAAGACCCACCCATTAGTCTGCTCCGCTTTTAAGCTTAGGCTCGTTGCTCTCAAGCCGCTGCACCATGCCGGGGTCGAGGATCTGATCAACAATGCCAATCCCCTGCGGGTTAGCCGCCATGTCTTCCGCCAGCTTTACAGCCGCCAGCCTCTCGCGACTCTCGCGATCCCGCTTGCGGTTGATCGCGTCCAGCTCCGCGTCTTCCTGCTTCTGGTCCAGCTCGCGCTGGCGAAGCTGCAAGTCCGCCATCTTCATGGGATCAGGCGTCCGATCCATCTGGCCCTTGGCCTGAACCTCGGCGATCTGCGCCTGCTTCAACTGCAAGTCAGCGCCCTTGAGCTGCATGTCAGCCTGCGCCAGCGCCTGCTTGATCTGGGCATCCATCGGGTTGACGCCACCACCAGTCTGCGAGCCCTCTTGCGGGATCTGCTGCGCCCTAGCATGAAGCTCCGCCGCCTGCGCCTCGCCCACCAGCTTCTTAGTATCGCTGTCCTGCTTCTTGATCAGCAGGTCCGCTACTTCCTTCAAGATCATGGGGTTGCCCATAATCATCTGCTCGATGTTTGGGGGCTGCGGCTTCGCATAGAACTGGTCAGGATTGCTCCAACCCATCGCCTGCAAGGCGTCCGTGATGACGGCCTTCTTGTCGAACAGTTCAGGCGCACCGCCCATGAGCTGCATCAAGCCAGCAATCTTCATCATGCGCTGCGAGTGACTGGCCGTGTTTGGATCTGCCTGCGGCGTCAGTTCGTAGTCCTCAATGGCGCGCAGGAACGTGTCCTGATCCCACTGATAGGCGGGCTTCTTGTTCCGCTGCCAGAAACTTTCCGGGTTATCCTTGAACGTCCGCACCAGCAGCCTGAACTCTTCAGCCTGCGCGGCGTGCATCCGCTTGTGGACGGCGTTCAGCATCTTGGTTGCTTGGTCGATCATCGCCAGCGTCGTGCCAACAGGCGCGTCGGCCCGGCCCTCACCAACCTGCTGCTCGCTGGTCCCGCCGATCCTCATGCCAGTCTCGGCCATGTTCTGGACAAGCGACATGAGAGCGCCTGACGGCTCCT